AATTGCCGCACCAGCCTGCACCCTGAAGGGCACTCGGAATGATGCACGTTGCGTCCCACCAGCGTTGCTTTGGTTGGACACAGGAATCTTTGTTGCTTCTGCCTTAAACATGCTGTACGCGGTCGTCCCGTGGAAAACCAAATCCTACGTGTTACATAAAGACTTTTTGGTTTTGTACTTTCTACCAAGATGTGACAGACGCATCTTCTCTTTGGTCTCGGCAGAGTGTTTCCTACCTACTGACCTCTTGTTTCCTATAAGAGAATTGCTTATTTTCTGTTTGGCCGCTTCAGTGTGATTGAATGCAGCTCCTGCATGTCCTGTAAGACCTGCGCTTATTTTTGCTCTTGCCTCAGCGCTCATCTTCCTGCCATGCATAACGCCTGTGCCTCCCAAACTGATGTTATATCCGTTCGGTCTCACAGTGTTTAACGTCTTGATGTAGAATCTCTCGACATCATCTAGGGATTTTTTATCAATGCAGACATTCAACACTTCTGCTATGAAGTTTACTTTCCCGTGTTTTTCTATAGCAAGATGGAGATAGCTGTTGTGCTTTCTTCTTCTTTTACCTATAGAGTCGTATACGTGCTCCGTCCGCCTTTGACTAAGCGTCTTGGTGGTTTGTCCTACGTATACCATGCCGTTGATGGTGTTGGTGATTTTGTATACTATACCTTGCATTTCATTCTCCTAACAAATCGCTCTGGAGGGTGGTTAGGCACCCTCCTCGGCTACTCCAAGCTGATCAAGGCTTGGGATGCTTTCAAATCTTCAGGTGCAGTCATTTCTGCTGCACTCTCATGGTTTTGTTCCCATGAGAACGGACTATTGCATCGCATTTCTGCGCCCTCTCGCTTAGTCTCTCACGGTCCTATTATATCATAGGTTCCGCCTCGTTGCCATTGCAGGTTTCGAGTCAATCAGAGTGGGTTTTAATCCCCAATATAGTTTAGGGATTTCCTTAGCAAACTTTTGGTAAAGGAATGTAGACGCCTTTGCTATTTGATAGCGTCTAGTTCGACTGCTTCAACAGCAGCCTCGAGTAATGCCATATAAAATAGTTCCTTAAAACAAAGTACCACATCGCGTGCATCTGAGTGTACACACGGGCCTATCGAGCCTGCAATACGTACAGGCCAAACGCTGAGTTCTTGCTATTCCTTACCACGTCCTTTTCAGTACCACTATTAATTACGGCGATTTACGCGCCGATACTGGAGGATAGTGTTTAGATCAAAGTCTAAAGTGTGAGCCGATTTGCACGGCTCTTCCCAGTGCGCTGGGTCCATGTTCTTACAGCGTCTGTGTAGTTGCGCTGATGTCCTGCGCTTGAACCTGAACGGACAACCCTGAGCCCTGTAACTGAACAGTGATCAAAGTAGTTGGTCCGACATTGGTAGGAACTACAGTTACAAAAGCGGCGATAGTAGCCTGATCAGCTACGTTAATCGGCTTGCCGTCACGTGTGTTAGGGCCTGAATTTGTTGACATGTGTTACTCTTTTCTCACCGATTAACGGTGCTTTAATTTACTTTCTCCAAGTTACAAACTTAACAGACTTACCATCTGTAGTCTTAACAAAACCACGTCCCGTGATCTGGAGCGTTTGTAGGTCGTTCGTAGAGTATTCCCTTCCGCCAACCTTTATGGGCTCGCGTACGAGGTTCGTCGGACGAATGGCAACATAGATCGGCTTGCCTGTGGCTACCGATTGTGTAGCTGCCTTTACTGCTGTTTCTTTCTTCACCACCGCAGCGGCTGCCTTGCCTGCGGCACTGCCACCCTTGGCATAACCTGGGTAGCGATTTTGGATCGTAGTCCTCACAATGTCTTCAGCAATGTTCTTCAGCGTAGTTTGGTGATATGCTACGATCTTTGCCTTGTCTGGAGACTTTGCACCCCAGAGGGCTTTCATCTGTATCTGATAGGCTTTGTCGGCCTTCAGCGTAGAGTACAGACGGTCCTTGATTCCGTTGCCAAGATCAACCTTTGTCTCGCGTGGGAAATCCTTGAAGAAAGGCATAGCCAGGAAAGGCTTCAATGCTGCACCTAAAGTGGTGTTGTTGAAGTGCTCGCACTCAGTGGCAATTCCCTCTTCAAATACTTTGGTTTTCTCTGCGGCTGCAGTTGTCTTTTCCTTCTCGAAGGCTTCTTTATCCGCCATGAACTTTTTGTGTTCTGGTGTAACTTCAGGAACCTTCTTACGGTTGGCTTCGTCGGTTTCCATGCCTTTATACCAATCAGTCATGACCTTGGTAATGGCTTGGATCATCCTCACATTGGGCGCTGGCTTGCCTTCGGCATCCTTCTCACCCAGTGCTGCGTTCAACTGATCTAACTTGATGTTCAGCCCAGACTCTTGAAGTCCGTTTACGAAGTGTGGCATGATCTGAGCGTAATAGTCCTTCTCGTTCACTTCTTTCAAGTGACCAAGGAAGTTTCCTACGACTTTACCATAGGCATCTTCTTTGCCCTGGGCCTTCATGTCCTCGTACACGTTCTTCGATAGTTGTGGGTCTGCAGCGTACAGGAGTTCGTCGGAACCCTTTACGGCGTCCATTGCTTCCTGTGTCTTCTGATAGCCCTCTTGTCCACCGATTGCGTCAATGAAGGCTTTTGCTTCCTTCATTTCTTCTACGCCTTTGGGGAACACCGTTTTGGCTGCACTCCAACGCTCGTACGCTCCATGTAGTTCTTTCACTACATTTGCATTGGCGGGTGAGGCATCACGCAGCCCCTTTAGCGCTTTACGCACGTTCTGTGGGGTAGCCTCGGTGTCTATTGCTTTGTCAGACTCGACTTTCGCCGCTGCTGTTTCTTTTTGCTCTGGTGTTTGCTCTGTGCCGTCTTCATTTAGCACAGGTGCTGTGGGTGTATCCGTAGTCTGAGTTTCGGTTCCTTCTGTGGGAGTTTTAACGTCCGTAGTCTGAGTTTCTACGGCTGAGCCTGCCGCCGTGTCCGTAGATGAATCTATGGACGCGAAGTCAATCATATCTGTTGCCATTTTTTGAGTCCTTCTGAGCGTTAGATGGGCCACGTCTGAGGCGTGGCCCTTGGTCTTACTTCTGCGGTTGCTCTAAGGCGTGGGGTATAGCCTTTTTCGCTACCGAGTCGTTCAGTTGTGTTGCTGCGTGCTGAACAAACATATCTGGCGTTGCATTGATCTGAGCCTTTGCCAGGGCTTGTACAGCCACAGGAGGAGGCATCTTCGAAACGTCGATACTGATGGATTCAGATGGTGGTCTCTGCTGTGGAGGAGTATTTGCTGCTGCTATCTTCTTAGCCATCGCAACGTGTTCTTGCCAGTGCATTTTCAAGTTCATGAAACATGCTTGCTGATCTGGCGCTCCAAACCTCAACTTCTGACCTTCAATTGAGTTCATCTTCTCGAAGCATTCGTTAGCTTCCACTACGTGGTTTTCGCTTTCGTCTTGTGCTACCTGAACACTGCTGACTTGCGGCGGTACTGCTTGCATCGCCTGGGTCAACTGCTGAACCATGGGGCCTGCTTGTGGAGGCACCATCTGTCCTGTAGCCTGGGCATTCTGCATACCTTCGTTGGCTTGGGTCAGAGCGTTTTTCATTTTAAGGAACACTGGGTTGTCTTGTGCAGGTTCTCGCAGTAGTTTTTCGAATTCATTACGCTGCTTAGTCACTGACGAAGCACCTTGTACTTTGTAGTTCTTCATTCGCAAAGAGGTGGCGGTCTCAGCCAAGTTAGACGGGCTGAATACCCACGCAGCAAAGGGAGTCATTGGGGCGGTAATGGCTTTGTCTATCATACCCATTATCTTAACGGCCTTTTGCTCTTCAGTCTCTGGAATAGAAGGGTTGCTCTCGGGGTAACATAGTACGTTTCCACCAAGGAGGTTCGCAGTATTGACCGAGACGTTTCCCTGTCCTGGCCCAAGGTTCTGTGTTATCTTTTTGCCATCACGACATTCTGCTGCACACTTCACGGCCTGCCTTGCAGCGATTGCGAACAAGTCCTGAATGTTATTCCATGGACAGCCCACACGCTGTAGTGCTTGATCGCGCTGAATGACTGCATTGCCTACGGTGTTCTCGCCTGTGGCGTTACCGAACAAGGAGGGCAGTGCGCCCGAGATTTCCTCGGAGAGAGTTGTGATGAACCATTTGATGAAATCAGGCAACGCAGGTTGAGGCGTCGGTACTGGTTCCACCATGATGTATTGTGATTCCGTTGTAAGTCCCGGTTGAGGCTGGAACGGTCCTATGTCGCCAGGGATGTTGGGCTGCTTCTTGATAGCATCCATGTCGAATGCTTCAGCGTTCATCCACTTCTTAGGGACGGTGCGTTTGAAGAAGTCATCCAGAAGGTCAACCCAATCGTTGATGCGCTTCTGTACCGAGATTAGGGCTGTGCCCATTGCTCTGCGGTTCTGACCTTTACCTGCTGACGGGTGCGCGAGGGCAAGGTGATCATCCATCTTCTCGTTACGAGAGAAGGCATATTCTTGTCCAGCGCGAGCCAGCAGCACTCCGTCTGGGAATGCCTCTAGCAGTTCTGCTTTGACTTCATCGCTGACTGATCCGTCAAGGAACATCGAAGGCCGCATCCACGTGTACTTCACAGTGGTGTGGCGACTCAACGAGTCTCCTGTGACGTACGCACCAAGTACTGCTTGGCGTACGTTCTCTCTTGCAATGCGATCAAGTTGTGTGGAAGATTGCCCATCAGTGCCGGGGTTGATCTTGCTGGCAATCCACGGGAACATGCCACGCACAAGCGCAACATCATAGTCCAGCATTAACTGCACGAACGTCATCTCGGAGAAATTGTCAACGGAGATGGGAACCTTATGATCCAGTTTCCCGTGAGCCGTGGTAACTTCCATGCCGAGTGGCTTCTTAGCATTATTTCCGACGCCTGCTGAATCCAGCACGCCGTCGATGTCTCCTCCACCTTCGGACTCGGACTCAGTAACTTGTAGAAAGTCTTCTTGTCCTTCTTGTCCCGTTGGGGTTCTGTCTGGAGGATTCAGTTCATCCTCTGGTACAGTGGGCGTTCCTTGGTCCTCTTCAAATCCATACTTCTGTCCGTCAAGATTATAACGTGTCCATAAAAGGACGCGATCTTCGTTCCAGAAAATCCTGGCGCACTGAACTAAAAGTTCATGAAGATTGTTGTTCCTAGCCCAGATGTCTTTGAAACGATCAGCCTCTTCGGCTGCTATAATGTCTGGTCCCCACTCTGGGTTAGCTGGGTAGAAGTCCACCTTTGGTATCTCACGTGATAGCGCGGAGACGATTATATCGCCCTTAGGCCCATACACGTTTGTGTCGTAAATGCTGTTGTGGTTTCGTTCATTGGCTTTCTTGCCCTGTCCACCACCGGGTAGTTCCCAGCCTCCGCGTTTTCCACGCAGCAGGTGCTGGTACCCTCTCTCGAAATGTAACGCTTCCCACGCCTGCTCAACTTCCATGCGGCGTGCGGCCACATCCGCTTTTGCACAGATGTCATCGAGCGAGATTAGCGTACCACGTGCCTTATCGCTTAACTCCGCAAAGGGTTCTGGGGAATACGGGAAGGGCGCATACACTCCGAGGGGACTATCCGAAGGACTTTCTGGTTGGTCGCCTTGTTTGTTAGAGCCTTCAGCCTCTACTCCTGTTGCTTCTGAAACTGTGTCCGGCATTGTTTGTCTCCCCGCCTATAATCCAAAAACCTAGTGCGACATCGCAGCGAATCCTTTTGCACTCGCCTTCATTCTCTTAACGTGTTCGCTGTCACCAGCTTTTGGTTCCTTCTGGGATGCGCTTAACTTCTGTCCTTCGGGAACTCCTAGTGCGCGATGGAGTCCGCCCTTGTTCACATTGAAGGAGCCGTGTGAACCTAAGTCCACTTTGTGACTCTTATGCCCGATTGCCATTTAGTAAACTCCCTTGCCATTGTTCTTGTGCTGTCCCGTAGCAGAGGAATTGCTTCCCTTGCGAATTCCCATAGTCACTCGCTTGAACGAGGTAGGATTCTGATCCTTCGCAGACAATGGAGGTTGCTGCGGTGATGCGTTCAACTTGGTTCTTTTTCCAATTCCTACGCTCATGCTGCCCTCATGCTGCCTTTTACCAACTGCCCACCAGAATCAATCCTAGGCTTCTTCTTACGTGGCGCTGGCGTAGGTGCTTCACCTGTTAGCCATGAAGGCATCTGGGTGGAGTCCAGAGATTCCGTCTCCACAGGTACTGCTGGTTTCTTCTTTGGAGCACCAATGCCAATCATAAGTTCTTCTCCCAGAACTTGCAGTACGCGACTGCATGGACTTTTACATCGCCATTTGCCAAGCGAGGCAACTTGGACAGTTCTTTCATTTTTGGTCCGTTGCATCCACTCTCGTCTTTAACAAAGTGTCTGCAATTGAAACAATGCTCCGAACTGCCTGGGTGATGCGATTGGTACCCAGTGCGAGGCTCTTTTATAATGCTAAACGCAAACTTAGCCATTGGACTTCTTCCTTCCAAAACCGGGGGCCTTTTTACGCTCAGGAAGACCTTTGGGTGATCCCGTGGCACTGAGCCATTCATCAGTGCCAGATGTCCCTAGCTGTTTCTTTGCATCATCGGTGTGAAGCCACCTGAACTGCGCCTTTGAAACTGCTGGCATAGTTCTCCTTTATACTAGGTTTGGCATTGCGAATCCATCGGATTCGCTCGGTGCGCCTTGCTGACCTTGGTCCTTGTGATTGAAGCCATCTTTCTCTTCA